AGTGCATTTGCCATTGTGTATTAGTCCTTTAATAAATATTATTAAACAGGTTTACCCCGTTCTTTTTCTTAGTTGAGCGTTACGTTTTGCAAGCCAAGCCTTAGCAGAATCTTGATCTGTCGGGGTATTGCTTTTGTGTCTGCCACCTTTTCCCTTAACAGGCTTGGATTCTGTTGCTGTAGCTGGGCCTACCTTGCTACCCTTTTTGACATTTGCTTTCATCTTGTCGAACATCATCGCCTTATACGCAAGTTCGGTTACTACTGGATCGGATCGCCACCCTGCCTCTGTTGCCTTCTTGTCAGCACCAAAGGTTTTGCAGAAGTAGTCAATGACCTCACCAACTTTTTCGGTAAATTGTGGGATTCTGGCGTTAAGAGCTTTCTCACCCTCGATTTCTCTAGCCTGACGATCCGCTTGCTTAGTGTGGGCCATCTCGCCCTCCTTAGCACTTACCTGTTGAACTGTTGCGTTAAACTCCTTTGTCTTTTGCGAGATCGCATCTGAAACTTGTCTGGCTTGATCGGGATTCGATTGCCAAAGCTGGTTCAGGTCAATTCCGTTTAATTGGGCGAGTTCTTGGCGAATGGCTAGACCTTGTGAATACATATCAAGGGTGTCACCTTGCAGAGATAAAAGTTTTTCAGCCGATTGTTCTCTGGCTTCAATTTGCTTTCTCTGACCTGCTAACTCCTGCGTTTTTTTTGTGTAATCGGATTGCAACCCTTTTCCAAAGGACTCGAATTGTTCCGACTGCTCATCTGATAACGCATCTTTGTTTACCTGAAACTTTTTACCACCGAAATCATATTCTCTGTATTCCGGTACATCTGCATCTTCATCATCATCAGAATAGCCACCCTCGTCTTCATCAAGGTCTTCTTGCGAATCCTCAACGTCATCGTCAATGGTTTCTGTGAGAGAATCGTCAGTGTTTACTTCTGTATCTGTCTCAATTCCTTCTGGGGATGTTGAGTCGTTCATAATTTAATTCCTTACTGTTGAGGGATTCCCTGCGGTGGCATAGGCTGTCCCTGTTGTTGAATAGGTTGCCCAGTGTTCGGGTCAACTTGCGGAGCTTGAGGTTGTTGTGGTGGTTGCTGTGGCTGGGTAGCCATTCTCATTCTTTCAGCGACTTTATCAGCACCCTCAAAGTCCATGTGTTCTAGTAAAATGTCTCCAATAAATTCAGCAGAGCCGGGAACTTGTCTCATAATCTCAATCAAGGTTTCTCTCGTTTCTTCACGTTGAGATTCGTATGTTGGCCCTGCTTTAACTGTCACATCGTATCGACCAGTGTTCAGGTCATATAGTTTTTCCTGTATTTCGCTTTCTTCATTTACTTGGGCAGGTTGCTGTTGGTTCTCTATATTTGAGTTCACCAACTGAACCACTTTTTCTTTTTGATCTGAGCCTATAATTCTGAGCGTATTCCTCGCTGTATAAACGCTAGGTATAATTTCGACCAGACATTTGCCAGCGTATTGAATCGCCCTAGACAAGTTATCCACAAAATGAAAGTTAGAGACATCAGACTCTTTTTTCCGAGCAATAATAGCCTTTCCGCTAGTTTCATTTGATCTTGCTCCCATTGCGGAGTCATACAGTCCAGTGATGGCTTTCATGTCGTCTGCACACATCATCGCCTCGTTAATCGCTCCACTAGGTACGCCACCAAAGGGCTGTCTGGATGGAGGGCCACCTGCTGATGGATCGTATTCGAGATATGCGTGACTTCTTGTATTAGCTGACTCCCATTTCTCTGTGTCGTCTGGGTGAACAAATCCTTTAGGCCCAATGAAAGGAGTTTTAGGCGCAAGTGCTACCAATTCGGTAGAAGCTGATCGCCAAAAGTTAAGCATCATCTGGGAGTCTTTAGCGTCATGGATCATGGATTTGAAATGTCTGCGTCCCTCGTAAATTATCTCCTCACCCCAAACAGGGCAGATAGGAATTGATTCACCGGGCCACTCATCTTCTTCCAGAACTTCCTTGCCACTTATAACTCTCCGCATTACTTTGTGAGTCTGTACAAGTCTTTCACGCTTAATATTTACACCCTCGACCAGCATCAGCATCCTGCCTTCATCGGTCAAAGATGATTCCCGAATAACCATGCCGTTATCTAATTCAAGCAATTTTCGGGTAACTGGCTCTCTCAGGAAATACTCAGAAACTTGAACATGATCTTCGTGAATAGAGAAATGATTGACCGCACCACCTTCATCGCCTTGGAAACTTATCGCCTCATGGTCAGGCCATTGGTTCTCAAACTCATCCTTAGTAAAGAAATCGCTTACGAAACCATAGTTCCAATCACTAGCATCAAACTCTGTTGAATTAACATCCCAATGGACAAGCAGGGGATTAGGCACTCTGTGGATTCTTGCCTCTAAGTCAAAAGACTCAGGGCTGGCGTAGTGGATGCCAATGCGGAAGAAACCAAAGCCACCCGACACTGCATGATCCAGCGCAGTATCAAAGGCGATGTCAGCATTTGAGTTCCGTTGAACAGCACGAACCAAACCATTAATAACTTCTGCGGTTGCCACATCTGCGCCATTATCTACAGGGGAAACAATTATCCCCGGCTTATTCTGTCGAGCATCGTTTACTACCTGACGAATAAAAGGAGGGATTTTGTTTATGGTAAGACAAGGCCGAGACTCAAGCTCACGTTGACGTTTCACATCTTTAGGCCATTGCTCACCTAAACGCCCAAAACTTATATCATCCTCATAGCGGTTACGGTTAAAGTCTGAACCCTCTTGAGACTCTTCAAAGCGTTCCGTTGCGCCCTTGATGATGTCGGCTTCTTTGTTAGAATCACCCTTTTTAGGTCTGGAGCTTTTGTCTTCTTTCTTTGCTTCGTCTTTGACTTCTGCCATTTGGAAATCCTTTTCAACTACATTTAAAAACTATTTTCCCTGTAACCCCTCAGCAAGATCGCCAATTGGTAGACCGTTGCGCTCTAATATCTTTGCAATTTCATCTGCGAACAAAACAAAGTTTGATGTGCTTTTGCCACCTTGCCTAGAACCCTGATCCAGATACTTGATGCCGGGGATGCCAAGCTCTTTCAATCGTTGACTTGATTTAGAGTAATCCCCTGCTGATCCACCAAGGCGTTCATATAACTGCTCCCCTCGCAATCCCAACTCATCCAAATATGAACCATAATCATTTGCTCGTTCTGGCCTCATACCATTAGCAACAAACTCCTTGGCTCTGCTTCCCAACAACTCCCTTACCTCGTTAGATTGTTCCCCCCAATTCTTATCCCAATCAAGCATCTTGGCTATCTGATCGTCAGGGATGTCTACTTTGTATAGGTTGCCGGGGCCATCGCTCCATATTGATTTGAAGTCTAAACTTAAATCCTTTGGGTCAACCCATTCCCCATACTTCTCTTGTGTCATTTTCCAGACATCATCTTTTTCCCGGCCTTGATCCATCATGTCCTTGATAAACTCTTGCCGATTATTCAGATGCCCATACGCCCGTTTATAGTTTGCATCAGGGTTCAGGTACTCTTTAGCAACCTTTGGATTCTCAGCCGCATACAATCCATGCCCATACGCTTGCGCTCCCTCACCAGTTCCAATCTTGCTCATGTCAAACTTGCTGAACTTATGCGGTGAGCCATGCCATGCTGTAATGCCAGCCATCGGCATTGTGTCCATTAACATTGGTACAGGGTTAGGTGCGTCAGCCATACTATAAGGAGTGCCATCTTCTTTGACCCCGGTAAGCGAGCCTAGCTGGGGATTCATAACCGAGGGATTAATAGCGTCACTGTAACGATCAGGCACAGCGTAGTCAGTAATAGCACCACCAATTTCTTGCAGTAGTGAAGGCTCCTGCCTAACAGTCCCGGCTCTACCTCTTGCCAGCATACCCGCCAAGTTCATGGCGTTATCATCTGCCATGCGTTGCTGGTTTAATGGACTGCCTCTTAACATTTCTGCGAAAGTCATTAGCTAAACATTTTAGATAAAGAACCAAGGCCACCACTTTTCCCGCTTGATCGGCTGCCCCCGGTTAAATTTTTAAGAAGGTCATCAGTGCCTCCACTGATTAGCTCACCAACAAATCCAGTGTCTCCAACCATCTCCATAACTCCGTCATCTCCCCCATATCGGCCTGATGTCAAACCCTCAACTGCTCGTGTGCCTAAAGTCGAATCTGCTAACATACTGGCAAGGCCACCAAGTAAGTCTTGTGACCCACCTTGTTCACCAGAGGCTCCTGCACTACTAGCGGGGCTAGCGTAAGCACCGAGGTAATCCAATACGCCTAAGTCACCTAATTCGTCATAACCCTTTTTTTTCTTAGCCATTACACAAATCCTTTGTCGTTGTCTGTTTGCTTTGCCCTTCTCAACTCGTATTTCAAATCTGTCTGTATATCTTTCAAGCGGTAGTATTCATTTTTAAGCCCCAACATACTTCTGCCAGTGTCCGATACTGCTTCTTCTAACTTGCCAAGTATTTCTGCTTGGTGGATTTCTGCTTGATTGTTCATCCCATCCACCCAGTAGTCGCTCTAGGCGTTAATCTTTTCTTAGTGACGCTTGGCCTTTGCACCAGTTTAGGAAACAAGTGAGTAAATCCCCAGACCAGTGCATCGACCCGATCCGGTGATCCTTCCCCTACATAACCTCCTGCCGTCATCTGACAAAGCTGATTTTCTAGTTTAATGAAAGTACCAACGTGACTGATCCGTCCCAAGCTGTATAGAGAACTGATGGGTTCGGCCCTAATATGTTTACCTCTCGTTGCCCTAACTTCGATAATGGGAATCCCCGGCCTAATACTTTCCAGCGTATGACGCACCATGTCCCCACCTTGGTTAATCTCAATAACAATTGCATCAGCTTCCCATTTATCAAAAACGCTTACAGCACGGTTAGCCCATTGAGAAGGTGTTCCCTGTCGAGATACATCATCAAGCACATACCCACGCTGATCGCCATCGCCCAGACCACAAACAATAATTCCATGTTCGTTAGACTTTTCTTCAGAGGAAATTGCTGGATCAACGCTGACAACAATCCTGCCCATCGTTGGTAACTCTTCACGCCTGTTTTCATGAAACGTCTGACGATCCCAAATTGCTCCAATCGCTTTTGGTTCGTGCATCCCCAGCCAAATATGAGCGTAACGACCCGGCTTATGCTCTTTGTCAAAAAGTCTTTCATCGTTTAGTTCTTTCGGAAAAAACTTGTTATCGTCAAAGTTAACCTTCTTAATTATTGCGTTCTTAGGGGTGATCTGACCTCTAAACAGTTTGTCAACTGGATCGTTTGCGTTCCTTGGATTCCAGCTAAACCACAACTCACTTCCCGGTTGCCTGATCGTTGGTATCAATACTTCCAAGGAGCGTTGAGAAATATTTTGAGCCTCTTCAATCCAACAGCGATTTATTCCCTCCAAGGATTTTATCTGATCCGTGGTCATAGACCCAAGACCAGCAAATAAAAACACTGTTCCGTTCTCGCCTCTAATCTCGTTCTGCAAAGAAGTGTAATGATCCCCCAGCCCTAATATCTCAATCTGGTCATCCAGTAACAGCTTGACCGAATCCTTAATAGAGCGTTGAACTTCTCTGCCACACAAAATCCTTAATTTCTTTTCG